TTTAGTCCACTTTCTATATGAATCAACTCTGTCGTATATAGTATCATCGTTTAGTACTGGTTCAGCACCAACATTCCAAAATAAGATGTCCCTACCAGAATTTTTAGGGATATATCGCCATGCTTTTCCATCGTATGTGTTTATGCTTGGGAAGGGTGGCAGTCCTTCTTTAATTTCTTTAGTAAAAGGTTCAGGCGCAGAGATAATATTGCTATGACCAACTTCGCCTTCTTTCATATTACGAGCAACTGCAACAGCATGAAACTCAGCTTTTGGCCAAGCAATCTGCAAGGCGCGATGTAGTACGCCTGTAGATACTACGGTCCACACTTCTTCTGGTGCTGGAATTGCTGATGCTACCTTTACGATACCTGCCGTAACGAGTTCGTGCTTTAAACCTAACGGGATAAAAAACGCATCGTCGTTGTCTTGTGCCCATTTATTTGCTATCCTATTGAGGTTAGGCATAGCAGCCACACGATAGAAATCATACTCAGCACCGCGCTCGATACAACAAGCTTGATGATGACTAATTCTTTTCGATGAGGGCATGAATAGCCTAACGCTTTTATTGTGTCTCTTTGCCACATCCAAGAGCGAGACTCCAGCCAAACCAGTGCGAGGCTGAACATAAACGAGACGAGATTGATTAATACGAGAAATAAGTAAATCTCCTCCTCGTACTTTACTACCTGTAATGAGGTCGTCTCTAACAACTCGTACACCATCATATTCCTTTATAACAGGTGCTGGATTAGGGTCTTCCCAACCTTCAGCTAATTTTAGATAATATTCTTTTGCTTCTTGACGAGTTTGAATTCCATCAAGACTTAAGACTTCTACGTCTTTATTTACATTATCAATTACGTGTTTATCATGTGACATAGGTCTATTATACCAAATTTTACTAGGAATGTAAACTCTTTTTTAGAGAAAAACTTCTTGGATAAATCCATTCATATGGAATTTTCTTTGTAGTAGATTTAACACCGTGTTTAATAAATAAATGTTTACACCACATACAAGCTTTATCTTCGATATTGATATTATACTGCCGTTCCATAGGATTATCTTTATGCGAGGCTAAAGTATTAAATTGTTCTACAAGCCATTTTGCTTGATCATTTGCAGGCTCATAGTTACCATTTTCATCTAAGTCGAATTTTGTTTTACCGAAAAGGTTTTTTCCACCAAATATTTGCCATAGTCCATAGAACGATAATGTTCCTGGTGTAACCCATGATTCTGGGTCGACGAGATCTGGTCTTGCCATGGCGATGTGACGAGACAAGTTCTTATAAGGGTACATAACATTTCTAAATCCATATTTTTCTTTCGTGTGTTTTTCAAGTTTAGATGCTAGTTCCATCATTTTTAATGGACGATTTGATTGCAGAAGAGAGTAACAATCTTTAGCAATTCGTTGGGGTGTTTCACACAACCATTCTTTTACTTTAGTACCTTTAGGATAATATATTTGAAATAGGTCTGATCTTGCGTGCCTCTCAGTAACAAATCTATTTCTCATAGCATCAATACCATGATCTCTTAATGCTCTGAATGTCAACCAATGCTCATTGCTAAATGACCAAACAATAGTATGATGTAAAAGCTTTTCTACATCTTTTTCATTTTTCATTTCTTCTACATATGGCATCTCATCCCAATGTAATCGATGAGAAAATTGTTGTGGATTAGATTTAAGTAAAGGTTCTTCTCTTACATCATACGCACGACAAAACTCGAAGAACTTTTGTATTCTTTCTTCGAGTGGCCACTTTTCTAATAGATGATTAGTGACTTTACCTTTTTTTAATATAGGTTCTACTGTATTTTTATATGTAATAGAATTATTATCTTGTTCGATAAATGCTTCTAATGTAGCGTGGCGCATTTAGCTTTGTATTCCTCTACTGACATACTAACCTCTTTTAAGACGGTATCATCTGATGGATGGTGTTTACGATTATTAAATGTATCAACCAAACCAAGTTCTAGCATAGCCTTCTGCCGACCAAACGGATGATCTTTGATTTTACTCGATGAAAATACAGTATCCATATTGACATGAGAGTAATGAGCACCTGGTCTCATATAGTTTTCAACCCAACGAATAAAGTCACAACAAACATCTTCTGCATTATATGGAAATGATTTTGTGTCTTCATAAATTTTATCCATAACTTTATCGAGGAATACTTCTTTTTTTACTTTTATGGTTGGTTTAGCAAGATAAGAAATGCACTCAACAGCGTTAGTGCCATAATAAAAATGCGATTCTTTGTTAACAAACTGAGGATACCAATCTGCAATATCAGCAATAACGGCAGCATATTGAAAAGTGTAACGATTAAGTCCGTTTCTTTCATTCCATTTACCCATATATTCTCCAATTTCACGGAGATCTTTTCTTTCGTTAGAAGTTTGTAGCCACTCTGCCATTTCTCTTGCAAGACGAGGGGCAAATTCGGCTAGATAGTAATCACCGCTTCTTTTATAATCTGAACCTTCTGGCCTTTTCGGAAACTTAGGAAACTGATAACCAACTGAAGTATAAAATGGCGCAGTATGTCTCTTCATATGCCAAATCATATCTTCAATAGTTTTAGCTTTATGAAGCGTAAACAACAATGTGTTATGATAACCAGACGGTTTAGTTGCATAGTTAATAGCAGAACCGCACACGCGATGCAAGATAAAAAGATATAACCATTCTGGTAAATCAAAATCTTGATGTTTGCCAGTCCAGTTTTCTGCTACTACTTTGCGTTGATCACAGTGTAAACCAGCTTCCATTTTTTTCCAATAAGGATGATCATCAGTCCAGCCAGACCAGCAATCATTCATAATTTGTGAGAAGCCAGCATACTTACGTTCAACAACATCGTATAATTCAATCCAATGCATTAAGTCATCATTCATTTCAGACTCCATATGGGGAATCATCCCATATGGAGCTTCTTCTGAAACATTGCACTTTACTTGTTGTTCTTGTGCCATATTAAAATAACGAATAAATTCATCATAATATTCAGTAGTTTCTAAACTCATTTTTTTAAATCATATATCCGTTGTTCTTCTGGGCTGGTAGCATATGCTGTGTATGCCATATCAGTTTCAAGTGTTTTAATTCTATCTTTAAGCTCTTCAATTTCTTTTGTAAGTCGCATATTGGTATATTCTGTATTAACACCAATACCTTCTTCGCGTAAACGACGTTTCATGTAATCTTCATGATGTTCTTGAACTTGTGACATTTATAAACTCCCAATTAATATTTGCTTCGTCAAACAACCCAGCTGTCATACCCCATGATTCTGCCCAACGTTGTGGGATATTTTGTTCTTTCATTACAACTTTTGAGATGCCGACTTGAATTATACCCTTTGCACAGTCAGAGCAAACTGGCAAACCAGAAACATATAACGTAGAACCATCTAAAGAAACTCCGTTGTATGTAGCATTATATATGACGTTCATTTCTGCATGAACAACATATTTGTATTTGATCTCGCGGTTAGCATAGCGATCCGCAGTATCAATAATTCCACGAGGAAATCCGTTAAAACCTTGAGCGAGAACTTGTCCCTTAGATCCTACCGCAACAGCACCGATTTGGCGTGACGGATCTTTAGACCACGATGCGACGCGTTCTGCTAGCTCAAGGTATCTAATATCCCACTTATTTGACAAGGTCAAAGTGCCTTTCATAGACGTGTAGATTTTGCACTTGCCAAGTAATAGTACCTTGATCAATTTCTAAATTATTTGATACTGAATGCAGCATATAACTTTGCCATGCGTAATCATTTTTATAGCCATAGACGACATCGTTAGATCGCATTTGTACAACAGAATGCAGCTTATCGTCTCGAATATAGTATGTAACCGCATTTGTACAAATAAAATCATTCTTATCGTTTTCGGCGAATTCAGCCCAAATTGATGGACGATTATAAACCATACAAGCTCTACGTGAATCTTTATTTAATGTTAATTCATTAACCACGTTATCATATTGCCGATACCACTTATCGTCAAATACGAGGTATCCATAGTTTGAGTTGATTTCTCCATACTTATTTGCAGACATTTGCCATGCCTTTGGAGGGTCTCGATCGTCTCCATAAATATCGTTGATGTTTGTGGATCCAGACAAATACCAATCAATTTCTGCATCAATATATTCCTTATTTGGTTTACCAAAAATAGATTCTTCATCTGCAATAAATGAAGCACCAATCATTTCAATAGTCTTTTGACCAGTTTTATCAATAGTAAATCTTTCATTCTTTAATTCATTAATGAAATGATTTCTAATATCACTTACCTTCATTGTTGTTCATCCATTACAGTTTTAATTTCTTTATCCCACAATTCTGCAGGAACATCTTCGCGAACAGGATATTTTTCACCAGGTTCTGGTTTAGTGTATTCTACTGGTCTTTGTTTCAATTTTGTATTTGGACGATTAAGAAAATCACGAGTTGGATCTTGACCATCCATCTTACCACGACAATAAGAAACAATAAACGAACAATAATTAATCATGTCTTTTGCTGAATCTTCAATTGATTCGAAGTTTGGTTGATATGTTGGATCAGCCATCATAGCTGAAACGACAGACTGCATACGAAGCATCTTTGCATGATTAATGTCAAGCAAGGTTGACACACCATTTGGATAATAGTCTGCTTGTTTAATACGAGAAAACTCGTTTTGATAATCATTGCCTTTCTTCACTTGAAGTTCGGCACACTCTTGTAGGACTTTAACTGATTCTTTCATAATACACCTATTATACCACATTTACATATTTTTGTACACATATTCTAACGCTCGGTCTGCTTCTTTATCTATAGGCCGATTTTTATACCAATTTCCAGTTTCTGAATCAAGCTCTTGACATAGCTTAGTAATTTCATTTGCTGTAATCGGATAATTATTTCTTATAGCTTTACTAGCGATTGCTACCATAATTTGATACATTTTATGATACCAACCAGTATTTGTTATTGTTCTGTATTCTGCTTCCATGTTGCGAGGGAAGAAGGGACAATCGCGATAGGACGACCACACCACATTAGTGTTATCGAGCTTTCCTTTTCTATGTTCGATAATTTGATTTTGGATTTCTTCGGGTAATCTGTCGAAGAATTGAGATGAGGTAGTTTTTTGCTCATAAGGAAATTCTTTCATTAATGCATCTGGATCAATAAAATCGCCATCGAAAGAGAAGATAAAATTGTTAGCACCATCATACTTTGCAGGAATGTAATACATTCTAGCAAGATCTTTTGTTTGTTCATCTCCGATTCCTCCGATGGCCTTCTGTAACGCGTAATTGAAACTAGAAATTTCGCCATTCGATAGCGTTCTTTTAAGTGGAAATACAAGACGAAACTTTGGAAAAGAGATAGTACTGCTAGCAGTAGAATAACACACGACACGCCAGTTACGAATATACTTACTGATTGCATCTTCTAAATTACCTTCAAACTGTAGATCATCAACATCAACTGCACACCATGCGCCCCACTCTACCACATTTTTATTTGCACGAGTAGTACCAGTATTATATATAGCAGGCGAAATAAGGTCAGCTTCTTTTTTAGAAGATTTAGATTTCTCTGATAAAGTATATAGAACACGTTCAAACGCGTTGAAGTTAGCTACGTCAACGCGCTTATTTGTTTTGTTATCGAAGACACTACTAAAGAGCGTCGCTGATATTCCCGGTGTTTTCATCATGATTTGGTCCAACCCAATCTTGTGGCTTAATTAAATCTGGCAATCCGAGAGGATTTGGCCGAGATTCTTTAATACCACGTTCTTTCATCATATTAGCAGTGTGTACTTCTTCCCATGCTTTTTGTGCGTCAACATTAAATGCATCAAGTGTACCGATTGCAATAACACACAAATCAATAAGACCATCAACAACTTCAGCTGCATCTTTATTATTAAATGCATCTTCAGTTTCGGTCAATTCTTCTTTCAAGAAATTAATTCTAAATTGAAGAAACTTATTTAACCGTGACCAATCTTTATCTTCACGGTTAAGTTCTTCTTTAATCCAATCATGTACACCATATTTAGAGTGCATATCATTAATATCATTATGCCATTGCTGCATTATACTTTACTCCATTATTTCTATTATTATACCACATATTGCGGCGATTGTAAACCATTAAACGAAAAAATCTTCAAGTGTATTCTGTGGTTCAACTGTCCAACCAATTGAATCAAGAATAAGTTTTAGTGGTTCGATAAACGTTTTTTCAAATTGTTTGTCGTAATCAATGTGCTTATGTAAACCAAATTCTTTTGGTAATACATCAGGAAATGCAATCACGTTTTCTTTGATAATATTAGGCCTTTTCATGTACACAAATTTAATGCGAGAACCATTTTGAATAGCTTCATACTTATTCATCATACCTGATTCTTTGAGTGCCTTATTATATATGAGTGATCCACGCACGTGAATAGGTGAACCTTTTTTGTAGACAGTTTGTCTGTTGCGCCAGTCTGTAATATTAGTTACACCTCGAGGAAACGCTACCTGTTCTGGTGGTAATTGTTTAAACTCGGATTTGAATCTTTGAATATATGCTTGTGTATCTGATTCATTACCAGAAATAATTACATTGAATATTTCTTTGAATTTATCACGACATACCTCAGGAGTAGAAGACTTAATAGCCTCGATACCCATGATTTTTAGTTTAGGTTTATCATATTGAACACCTTCGTTGTTGTGCACATTAAGAATATAACGTTTCTTAGCAGTCCATATACCACGATCTGCAATAGCTTCTCTACCCATTTCCATGCGAGGTTTATGACAATTCATGTTATTGTATAATTTATCATACGCTTTTGAAATACAAGGCTCGAAATGCTCTTTACAAATTTTATCAAGAAATGCAACAGGATCAGTTGGATTTAGTTTTTCTATGAGCGGACCAAAATTAATATATAGTGAATCTGTATCCATTGCAATAACATAATCTGACTTTGATTTGAGAATTTTATTCATCTCTTCATTTACTGCGCGTTCGGCCCACTGAATAGCTAGCTGACCAGTAAGTGTAATGCCTTCGGCAATGCGTAGATCAAAATATTTAAAATACTGGTTACCAATAGCGCCATAAAGAGAATTCATAAGAATTTTAATGGCCATCTGTGAATTAGTAAGGCGACTGATTTCTTTTTCAAGTTCGATTGACTTATCTTTTTGATACTGATTCTCTGCAGCAAGCATCATCTTTTTAATAGATTTACGTTCGTCATAGTAATCAATAATAATATTAGGAATAACGCCATCAGTATTTTTACTGTATGTTGAACCATTTGCTGCAATAGCATATGTGTCATCGTGCTTTTGATTTGTAGACATATAATAGTCTACACCATTAGGTTTATTATACGATGCATCTTTGTTTAAAGTTTCGGGTGACATATTCCATTGCACAATAATATTCGGATATAGAGAATTTAAATCAAATGATACTACCCAATCATGCATGCCGACTTGAGGAGATTTAACATAACCACCTTCAAATCTTTCTTTAAGCATTTCATCACCATGCACAAGCGGAGCTGTACGTTGCCAATTAAGCTTACGATATATAATTGATTCCCATATTGCAGTGGTACCAAACGTGTCAGTATAATTTACACCACCTTTATATGCCACAGTCATAGCAAGAGTAATCAAACCCATCTTATCCTCAAGACGATCTACGAGTTCAACATCTTTCATGTTATAATCAATGTATTTTTGGAAATCATCTTTGTAAAGATTTTTAAGAGAGCCAGATTCTTCGTAAGAAAGTTTCTTTTCTCCAAGTACTACCTTTGCAATATGGTCAAGCTTATATGATTCTTGTGCACCATATGTGTAACCAAATTTTTGAAATAAGTCTAGATAATCAAGAGTTTGGATGCCAGCAAGGTTGTATGTTGTTGCTTCTTGACCACGCTTATTAACTTTACGATGATCAACCATGCCCCATGGAGAAAACTTCTTTACAGATTCTAGTCCAAGTACACGATTGATTCGATTTACTAGATATGGAATATCGAAGAACTTGACATTCCAACCAGTGATAACATCTGGATATGCAGAAGGCATAGACCAATAGTCTAAAAATTTGAGAAGAAGATCAATCTCGTTATCGCATTTAGTATAGCGTACAGGTTTAATGAGGGCTTTTTCGGTGTCATAATTACCCATAGCCCACACTCGGTATACACCGTCAATATTATTTTTTATTGTAATAGCTAGTACTTCTTGATCTGCGATATCAGGCTCAGGAAACCCATCTTCGTACGCAGTTTCAATATCGATAGTACTTACATTAATTTTATCACGATCCCATTGAATATCACCTGGATATCGTTGTGTAATATATTGATGAATATAGTTTGCGTGACCATAGATTTTTAAACCTTGAACATCACGATATTGTTCAAGCCACTGTTTTGACTCACGCATAGAATCAAATTCTACTGGACCAATTACAGCGCCATCTAAGCCACGCCATTGAGACTCAGTTTTTGACGGCACAAAAAACCGGGGCTTAAAATTATCTTTTTTATAAACTCTTTTACCAAGACCGTCATAGCCTCGATATAACATTGAATTACCATAACGAACTACTGATGTATAAAATGCTGACATACAACCTCCAAATCAAGTACTATTATACCAAATTTTGACGGGTTTGTACACAAAAAAACGCACTAAACAGCAAACGATTCTCCGCAACCGCATGACGCTGTTGCATTAGGATTTATAACTTTTAAATAAGAACCACCGAGTTCAGTAACATAATCTACAGTACAACCAAGCACAAACATTTCTGCAATTGGATCTACTACTAAATTGCCAGTTGTTGGTGCAGTATCTGTCATTTCCCAAACATAGGTAAAACCAGAACAGCCGCCGCCCTTTACAGACAATAAAACATTTGGCTGTCCTACTTTTTCTAAGTATGCTTGTGCTGATTCAGTCAGCTCAACCAACAGCGCGCATCCTTTCTACTAGACGATCTGCACGATTTGTGACTTGACGATACCAAGCGCTATCTACCATTTCGTCTGCAGCTGCATTCCAATCTTGGGCATCAACACCACGTTTCATGCCTTTAAATTTAGAAAGCCGTGGTCTACCCATATTGAACATCATATTAGCTACAATTTGTTGGACTTCTTCTGGCAAGTCGTAATAATCGGGATAGAGGGTTTCGCAGTCAGACAATACAATTTCGACGTCTTTGTCAAAACACTCGTTGACTCGTTCTTCAGAGATTTCTGTCCCGACTGATTGTCCATATTCTGGATCATCGTTCCTAACCAGATGACCAATGCCAAAAGTAGGAAGGTCGAGATGATCAAGATAGATTTCATATTTAACTCCCTCATCAATTTTTAATTGTTCTCTTAGTTCATCAATATTCATTATTCTCTCCTATGGCAAGTCTACATAATACGGCAATTTATTATCTATATCTGCTGTACCACGTTTGCTTTTTTCATAATTTTCTCTATAAATTTTTGTATAATCTGGTTCGCCTGTAGGTAGACGAGCTACCTTATTTCCACTACAGTCATACACCCATGGTCGTTTATCTGGATCTGGATGAAAATTGCTCATTAATTTTCTCCTATAAATGAGTCTGGAATATCTTTCATATTTGGTCTATCACAATCGCATGTAGTGCATACATCATTATGACATTCTTCACAATCAGGAGAATAGCAATGACACCTATGACCGCAATTTTTACAGTAACGTGGCGCGCTTTGCATGCTATTCTCCTATTTTGTTAGCTAAGCTTAGTATCTTGTCCCAAAACCATTTACATCTGCATTAAGTCTTCGCTCAAGTTCTGCAAGTGTATAATTAGATTCACGATACTTTAATGGTTGACTCATCGGTGTGCCGGGCCAACCACCTTTTTTTGCATCACTGAAACGCATACTAAAAATTGTTTTAATAAAACTACACATTTTTTGTATAAACCTCCAGTGTCTTATGGTTAAGTTCTGCTAGAAGGCTATAATAAGTATGCTCTGGATATTCATGAAGCAGATGACGAGCAATTTGCTCATTAGCCGCCACTTGACGAGACACTTGAATAGCTTTTCCTATAGAAAGAAACCAGCTAAAAAGACTGTTAGAAATATTAACAGTTACATCTTTAAGAGCTAATGAATAGCCCTTCATTACTATTGTTGTCATTCGATTTCCCCTTATGACTATTAATTGTGATCATTTGGGGACGCTTCTCTTCGGGAAGGACTACTTCGAGACCAATCGACAATATTCCGTCCGTCATATCAGCTCCTCGCACCTCAGTGTATTCTGAGAGACGAAAGGATTTTTTGAATTTCCGCGCAGAGATACCCTTGTGAAGATATTTTTCTTGTGCTCTTCGTTGTTCACGTTGAGCAGTTACAGTTAAAATATGATCTTTTACTTCTAAGGTAATATCATCTTTAGTAAATCCAGCAACTGCAAGCTCCACAATATATCTGTATTCGTCTTCGCGAACTACATTATGTGGTGGATACGTATCCTTAGCTTGGCTGTGAATATTTTCGAGCTGATCAAAAATACGATCAAACCCAATGAATGCCTGACGCGGCAATGCGTAGTTTCCTGTCATGTTAACCTCCGTTTATGGACAGTTGAGTGTACCCGATTATCGGCGTACATAATTATATATAAACTTTTTTTATTCGGCAAATGTAAAATATGTTGAATCGCAAGATAATCTTTGGCCATCTGGAGTTTTTACAATAACTGCTATAGAATTACCGTCACAATCTGGGACTACTACGCCGACATCAAGAATTTGACCTCTATATTCGTATAGTGTATGACCAGCCTCAAGATCTTCATTAATTTTTACTTTTTTCATTGCTTATTTCCAATATTATATTTTGGACATAATTCCCAAGAGTTTTTCTCTCTATATGGAATAATTTTAATTTGCCTCATTGGAGCTAATGGTTCTATTTTAGCACTTAACTCAATTGTAATTAAACCCCAATCACTCATAAGTTGTGCAATAGTATTACGACGAGCAATATCATTTTCTTCTAAATTAGATTTTTTACCATCTAATAGAAATAACTCTTTAAAATGCACAATGAAATATCTACCTTGCTTATGCAAAATATGACATGATTGAAATAATTTTTGATCTTTACGGGATGCGACACCAATTCTTGTAAGTGTTTCTCTAACTTTCAGAAAATCATCTGGTTCGTTTAGAGTTACCTCAAGCATTGAGGCAGGTGTCCACTCAACTAATTTATTTTCTTCCACCTTTATAAACCTTTTTTCTCAATTCATTAATATGTTCAGATGTGAGAAGGGATAAGGCTTGGCGAGATTTTTCATTATTATAGCCATAATATTCCTTAACTACTTCCACGTCACTTACGGTTTCGGGTTTCAACCATTTAGAAAACCTTTTCCGTTTACGTACTATATTTATATAAAAATCAAATTGTAAACGGTTATCGATATGATGATAGCGGTTCATCTCATTTGCAATCACAACAGTGTCATGAAAATAAGATAGACCTCGATTTACCATATACGAGTTATATCCTTTTTCTGCAATGTCATCAACCATTATGTCTTTTTTAGTATCATTAATTGCTTTTAAATATTCAAATGGATTCATAGTATATTGCTTTCATGCCTTTGAGCAAAACTGATGCCAACGTAAGATCCTAAACACAAAATAATTAAACCACCCTTTGATAAGAAAAATGAACCAATAATAGTTATTAAAAGAACCAATATTAAAGTTGTGTAGTCTCTTCTAACAGACACGGCGTCATAGTCTGTATCATCATCGCCATTAAGTAACCAATTAAGCAAAGTTCTCTACTCCACCTTGGTATTTTTCATAATCGATTTCAGCTTCTAAAACTTCTTGAGTAAAATCTTCGGTGTTTACTTTATTCAAATGAGTTCTATTCCAATATACTTGAGGTACAGTTCTATGACCTTCTTCTTTTAGGAATTTTTTCTTATCGAGATCGTAGCTAATATTGATTTCAAAAAAATCATATCCCCATTCTGTCAATTTCTTTTTCATAATAAAACAATATGGGCAATCATCTTGAGTATAAAGATTTAGTTTAATCGAATTGTACATTAGCCATTACCTCTGTTAAACACGCAACTATATTCAATTCATGATCAGCTACAAATGCATTTTTGTATTGATAGTCTGCAAGAATTAAAACTAATTGCGGTATTGATTGAGCTGATACTTTATCAACCATACGATCATATATTGCACGAAATATTGCTGCAGCATCTGTATCTATATTATTTACTACCCAAGATCTCATCTTCTTAAAATCTTTATTTTTCAAGTGAAGAAAAAGTGCATCGTAATTTGCATCAGAGACGTTTGCTAAAACAGTGCTATCAATAGAACCATTGGCAATTCCACATCTTTGCAATTCATTAAGAACACGACGCCAATCAGGTGTATATTTCATAATTAGTTCAGCAAGAACTTTACTATCAAATGATACTTCTTCTTTATACAGAATGTTAGCAGCGCGATCCATAAATTGACCACACAATTGAACCATATCTTTTTTAGATGTGTTGAATTCATATACACCACAACGCGAATGTAATGGCTCAATAATTCGATTCTTAAAGTTGCATGTTAGAATAAATCGACAGTTATTAGAAAATTCTTCGATAAATCCACGAAGAGCTGGTTGTGTCGATTGAGGATTAAGGTAATCTGCCTCATCGAGGATGACTACTTTGTAGCCACCCTGCAATGAAACAGTGCTCGCGAATTGCTTGATCTTCGTACGAAGAGTATCAATATTACCTTCTTCTGAACCATTAATGAGGATATGATCGAGATCAAGTTCATTACATAGTGCACGAGCAACAGTTGTTTTACCAAGACCTGCAGAACCAGTAAAAAGCATATTAGGCAATTCACCAGATTCTACAATCTTGAGAAATGTATTCTTTAAATTAGTAGGAAGAATACAGTCTTCTATTTTAGAGGGACGATATTTCTCGACCCAAAGGAAGTCATTAGACATTTACAAAAGCTCCATAACAAAAAATAATTATACCACATATTAAGCCAAATGTAAATGTTTATGCTGCTTCCTCTTCTGCTTCATCGTCATCTTCAAATTCTGCATCAGCTTGCATTGTTTCTACAGCTTGTACCATTTGAACAGCTTGATCGCGAAGAGTACCAATTGTAGATAACTCTTCACCTTTAAAGCCTCCGCGTTGCGTAATAGCATCGACTACTGCGATTGTGCTACGTGCAACTTTATTACCTAGATCCATTAGTTGATCTACTTGTTCTTTATCTGCCATGTTATAATTAACCTCCGAAGGTAGATGTTTTTTCGAGTGCGATCCAATATTGAACGTTCAACTCTTTATGAATGAACCGCGAGATAAACTTTGAGCTTAGTTCAACACTATAATCACCAGGAATAATCTTGAGATTATTGATGTTAATAACGAAACTAAAGTTTTGTGTAGAAAACTCACCATCAATATCAATTGAAAACGCATTTGATGTTGAGTTTTGTGATTCAACCACAGAAAGACACAAAGAGCCATCTTTTACAGAAACAGATACTTCACTATGGCCTAGAGTAGCAGCTGCTTTCTTTACTTTATTAAGAGTGTCAGAATCAAGATTAAACTTAACTTCTGCCTCAGGCATATTAATATCTTTTTGTGGTGTTGTTAGAGTCTCTTCGGGAGAGAAGAAGTACCTAACTTTTGAACGACCAGTCGAATCACCAACAGTGACTGACTCATCTTCAAACTGAAGTCGAGGACCATCAACCAAACCAAGAACACCGATAAATTCATTTAAATCATAGATGCCGAAGGGCTGCGGGAATTGTTCTTCTACAACTGCTGTAGCGAGAACGTTCTTTGCCTCTGAAATTGTTTTAATCGTACTACCTTCTTTGATTAGAAGGTTTTGATTAATACCTGAGAAATTTCTCAGAATATTTAGTGTGTTATTAGATAGTTCCATCATATACCTCATTCATTAATATAGTAGTTATTATACCACATGTACATAGGTTTGTACATAGTTAAGCGACCATTTTACTAAAATTCTTTTCTTTCTTAAACTCAATTTTAGTATTAAATTTACCGTCAAGAACTTCACCTTTATGTGATATGACAAAAACATTAGTGTCATTATCAAGTGTGTGCAAAATCTTTAATAGATTCTCAATACCTTCATGATCTAGACTCGAATCAAATGTTTCGTCAAGAATAAGAAGGTTTGTAGCTACAGAATTTTTCATCTTAGCAATTTGTCGCCATGTAAATAGAAGTGCCAAATCAATTCTTTGTTTTTCTCCTTCTGAGAAGGATGCATACGTAAATTCATCACGATGGCGAGAGCGGATAGTCTCGTGAAACGATTCGTCAAGATTAAAATGTACAAAGAAATCTAGAACTTGAAGATACTTATTAATCAGCTGATTCATAACAGGCAAGTATTGTTTAATAATTTTTGTTTTAATACCAGTATCTTTTAGCATTTCGTTAATTACTATATTATAATTAAACTGCTCAGATAATTTTAATTTTTCTTCAAGTAATTGTGATTTTGATTCTTGATATTGAGTTAGCTCAAATTTGGCTTTATCTAAATCAACGCTAACTTCTTTATCTAAGAATTTCTGATACTCTGCAATATCTTGCTGGAGTTTTGAAATCTCTTGCGAGTTGGAAGTGAGTTGATGTACCCGATCTCGAAGCGTTGAAAGTATGCCAGTCTGCTCTTTAATCTCCGACTCCACTCCTTGGCCTTCAACTCCAATTTGCTTGAGCGTTGCCTTCCCGCTATCCTGAGATTCTTTTTCTGTCCGTAAAATCTCATGTTTATGGCCGTCTGAAATGGCTTGGTCGCATACGGGACACGCCTCATTCTCTTCGAAAAAGGTGATCCGCTTGCCGATGTCGCTGAGACGCGTTTGCCTATCTTGACTTCTGAGAAGTAAGTCC